CTGAAGAAGTCACGGTGCTGAGCGTCCAGGGTGTCCCAGCCGTGTTTTCGCTGCTGCGAGCTGCTCGGTTGGGAGGCTCCCGACGGAGTTGGTCGTGGGGCGAGAACTCCTCGGTGGTCGCAGTGCCGATCTGGATCTTCGTCCACTGCGGGAGTACCCGGCCGGGTTGCCCGTCCTCGATGAGCCGCAGCACGGGAGTGCTGGTGGTCATGCGCTGCGCCACCTCCTCCGGCCGGTGATCTGGATGCGGGAATTGGTGGTCGTGGCCTCCGCGGTGACGCGAAGCACCGGGTCGGTGGGGGAGTAGCCGAGCGGGAGCATCGCCGCGTGCGGTGCCCACCGGACCTGCTTCATCAGGGAGACGGTGGGGTTGTCGGCCGGATACGCGGCGGGGACCGCGGTGTCGATGACGACGCCCGCGGTGGGCAGGTCACCGTTGAACGCCAGCCACGCACCACGTTCGGTGGTGAGCCGGATGTTGCGGCCGGGACCGTTCAGACGCACGATGAGCTGCCCCGGCGGAAGGTTCCCGCCACCGAGACCGGTCAGGGTGGTGGTTTGGCTGGTGGTGAGCGGCACCGGGCCGGTGTCGGCCAGGGCGACGTCCTCCCAGCACCCGGCCGGAACGTTGAGCTCCACCGCGACTTCGGCGCGGCTGGCGTGGGCCATCGTCGTCGGGTCGAACGGCTGCAACACCTCCGCGAAGCACCGCCGGCCACGATCGGTGTCGGCGATCTCCACCAGCCGGTCGGTGCGCCACAGCAACGCGAGCAGCTCGTCCACGCGCTGCCGTACCCGCGCTCGGCCGATCCCGTCCGGCGGCATCTGGCCGTCGTCTTCCGCGCCGAGGATCCACATCGACAGCTCGAACTGAAGCTCCCCGAGCGGCTTGTCCGGCTGCCACACGGCACCGTCTGCCCCGGCGACCTCGGTGTTGTTGCCGCGAGGCCCCGCCGCCCGCAGCCGTGACCCGGTGGTGGTGATGTTCCACCCGAAGTTCTGCAGGCTCACCCCATCCACGGTGATCGGCATCAGGTTTGCCTCCTGTCCAGGGCTTCGCGCAGCCCCAGCTCCGAGATCCGCCGCATCCGCCGCGTCAGCGACTCCGAGGGCGTCTCGGGGGCGGGGTTGTAGATGTTCTGGGTCACCGACACCGACACCGCCGACCCACCACCCCCGCGCAGCACCGGGATGCTGATCGGAGCGAGCTCGCCAGCACGGGCCGGTACCGGGGGCGTTCCGGCGGCGGCCGACAGCAGCGCGTTGGCACCCGCGGTGCGGATCGGAACGGTCATCGCGGGCAGGTCGCTGGTCATCTGCTGGAGCGTCTGGCGGACGGTCCCGAACTCCTCCCGGAGCCCGCGATCCAGGCCCGACATGATCGCCCGGCCTTGCTCGACGAGGAGCACCCGGTCAACCGTGATCGGCCCCTTCAAATCCTGGATCCGGCCAGCGATACTGCCGACGAACGAGAACACGTCGCCGACCGCGTTGCGCAGCCCACGCAGGAACCCGCCGATGATCTTCTCGCCCGCGTCGTAGAGCAGCGAGCCCACGTTGCCGATCGCATCGACGATCTTGCCCGGGAGGCTGCGGACCCAGTCGATGACGCTGTTGGCCCCGTTGACGAAGGCGTTCCGTGCCCAGGTCCAGGCATCGCGTGCCCAGCGGTCCAGCGAGGAGCCCAGCGAGCCGATCGCGTCGAGCGCCCGGCGCGGGAAGTTCCGCACAAAATCCACTATGGAATCAATGGTGGCTTGGGTGGTGTTCTTCGCCCAGGTCCACGCATCCCGCGCCCAGCGGTCCAGTTGCGTTCCGAACGACGCCAGCCCGGCCATCACCCGGCCCGGTAGCGCCACCATCCAGTCGTAGGCGGCGTTCACGCCGGTGACTACCGCGTTTCGGCACCACTCCCAGGCGGCCGTTGCCCAGTCGGCGAGCATCTGGCCGAACGCCTCCAGCCCGGTAAGCACCCGCCCCGGCAGTCCGGTCGCCCACTCGAACACAGCGTTCGTTCCGGCGATGAACGCCTGCTTGCACCATTCCCAAGCGGCAACGGCCCAATCCCACAACAACTGGCCCAATGTGGACAGTGCCGTGACGATGAGCATCGATATCCCGACGACCAGCGCGAGGATCAACCCGATCCCGTATCCGGCGCCTTCGGCCGCGTAGGACAGCGCATTGACGAGCAGATCCCAGAGCATCTGCGGCAGCCCGGCCAGAAACTCGGCGATCTTGCCCGGCAGCTCCGCCAGCCACGCCAGAACCGCGGCACCCGCATCGGCCAGTCCGGTCGCGATCGACGACGCCAGATCCGACGCCCAGGTGGCCACGGAGCTCGCCGCCGACGACAACCCCGAGCCGATCTTGCCTGGTAGTTCTGAGAACCACGTACCCACCGAGGACACCGCCTGCCCGATGGTGGGTCCCCAGCCGGCGAAGAAGTCGCCCACGGCACCCGCCGCATCAGTGATCCACTGCGAGACCGTGTCCCAGTTGTTCCACAGCTCCCACGCCAGCCCGATCGCGGTGGTGGTCGCCAGCCCCCAGGGGCCGAGGAACTTGCCCAGGTTGAGCAGCTTCGGGCCGACCTTACTCAGCAGGGAACCCGCCCGCGCCCAGAACGACCCCGAGAACACCGCCCCGGCTGCGGTGGCCAGTCCTTCGCCTAGGGCCTTCAAGAACCCGCCGCGGGCAGCGGTTCCGGCGGCGCGTCCCTTGGTGGTGGCGTCGGCGGCGTCGAGCGCGGGCATCTTCAGCAGCCCGACACCCTGCGCGGCTTTCTTGATCAACCCGAAGGTCTCGGCGACGCCCGCACCAACCCGGACGATCTTCCCGAGCGCGAGCGTCAGCAGCCCACCCGCGATGACCCAGCCACCCAGCAGCCCGATGGTGTCTTGCATGGGTTGTGGCAGGGCGTTGAACCAGCCCGTCAGGGCTTCAAGAGCCCAGGTCAGCGCCTTGACCGCCGGGGTCAGCACCTCGGCGACGCCCCCGGCCAGCGCCCCCACCAGCGGTCCCGCATCGCCCAGCGCCACGAGCAGATCACCGACCGCGGCGAAGAACTCCTCGATCTGCGGTCCGGCGCGCTCGATCGCGTCACCCAGCCCGCGAACGACCGCCTCGACCCCCGGCCCGATGTGCTCGGAGATCCGTGCCAGCAGCGGCGCCAGCTTCGTACCGATGACCTCGGCCGCCGCGGTGAGGATCGGTAGGAGGTTCGCCGCCGCGTCTGAGGCGGCGCGGAAGAAGTCAGCCAGGGCGGTCTGGCCGCGGGCCGAGTTGACCCACGCGGCCAGTTTCTCGGTGCCCTCGTCGAGGGTGACCAGGAAGTTCCGGCCGGTGCTGTCGGCGGCCCGGAACACCCCCATGATGGTCGAGCCGACGTTGCCGACCGTGGAACCGAGGCGCTTCACCGCGTCGATTCCAGTGGAGATCCAGGTACGCAGTTGTCCGGTTTCCTTGGCCTGCGCGACGAAATCCCGGAACCGGCGGGTGAGGTCGGTGACCTCATCGGCGATCGGCGCCAGGAACTCGCTCCCGACATCGGTGATATCGAGCAGCGCCCCGGCTACGTTCCGCGCCGCGGGGACCAGCCGCTCGAACGCATCGCCGATCCGGTCGAAGATGCGACGAGCAGCGTCGGTCGCGGCGGAAGTCTTCAGGAACGCCGCGACCTCCCGAGCGGCCTTGTTCATGCTCGTGGCGATCCGCCCGAGCATCCGTTCCAGCATCGGCAGGTAGCGGCCCGCGAGATCCCGGACCTCGACGCCCAGCCCCGCGAACAGCCGCTCCTGCACGGTGTCGCGAATGGACTGAAACGCAGGCCGCAGATCCCACAACGCCTGCGCGACCGCCCGCGCCGCAGGTGTCAGCTTCTTCAGCGACTCCTGGAACTTCTCGGCGTCGCCTTCAGCAACGGCCTTCATCACGTCGCCGAATCCGGAGAACCCGATCTTCAGAGTGGCGACGGCGGCTCCGGCCGCGGCCAGCCCCGCAGGTAGCACCCCCACCGCCCCCGACAACGCCGCCAGGGCTCCGACCAGCGACATCACCCCGGCAGCTCCGGCGTGCAGCGCGCCCGATGCCAGCGCCGCCGCCCCCCAACACCACGGTGAGCTTCGACACGAGCCCGATCACCCGCGGCAGCCGCGCCCCGATGCGATCCACCGTCTGCCCGAACCGGCTGTTCTCGTCACCAGCCGACCGCAACACCGACCGCAACCGAGAGAACACGCTGCTGGTCTTGTTGGTCGAGGCGTGCAACCTCTCCTGGGCGGTCTCCAGTTCGCGGGTCGAGCGGGTGACCGCGACCTGCGCAACGTCCAGGTCGCGGGTGCGCTTGATGGTGTTCTGCTGGGCGGCGTACAGGTCGCGCTGGGTCTTGGCGAGCCGTTCCTCCGCCGCCACCAGCCGCACCGTGTTGTCGCCGCCCGCCCGGCGCACCCGCGCCAGCGCCTCCTCCGCGACCCGCACCCGCCCAGCGGCGTCGGCTTCGCGGCGACGAGCGGCTTCCAGCGCCTCGGACGCACGCCGCATCGCTGTCTGCGCCTGGGCGAGCTGCTTGGCGGCGGCTTCGGAATGCTTCTCGGTGTCCGACAGCGCCTTGTCGGCTTCGTGCGCGGAGTCCTTGATGCCGCGCAACTCGCGGGCGGTCTGCTTCGATTCCCGCCGCAGCCGGGAGAAATCAGCGATCGCACGGAACACCGCGGAACCGGCCTCAGCCATGCGCGATCACCTCCGCGGCGGTCATTCCTTCCGGCACCAGCGGCTCCGACCCGAACAGCGCCGCGCCCTGCCCAACGGTCACCTCACGTGGCCGGCGCGACCCCGACCGCACGAACTGCACCCGCTCGGCGGCTTTCTGCCCGGCGCCCTTCTTCGCGCCCAGCGCGCTGCCTGCCACCGCGTTGACCACGTGCTTGGTGGTGGCCTCGAACAGACGGGCCTGGTTGTCGTGGTCGCGTTTCCGGCGGGCGAGGATCACATCGCGGGCCTGGTGGATGCGGGGCAATGTGAGATCAAGGATCTGGGAGTCGGTCCAGCCGTACTCGGCCGAGAGCAGATCGAACGTCGCCGCCCACGGCTGCTGGTTCCAGGCACGGCCCCAGTCGTCTAGCTCGCCGCTGTCGTCTTCTTCGTGCGCAGCGCGCTCGCCGCGCCGACCAGGGTCCGGAGTTTTCCCAGCAGCAGCCCGAACGACTCCCGCTCCTGCTCGATCACCACACCGATCGCATCCACAACGACGGCGGCTTCGGGGTTGTCGAGGGCTTCGTGGACCTGCTCGGAGTAGCGCGGGTCGGCCGGTTCCACGAGCGCCTGCACCAGCTCCACGAACTCGTCTTCGGCCTCGGGAATCCCGACCAGCGCCATCCCGAAGAGCTGCTGCCCGAACTCCTCATCGCTCGTGCTCGACCAGTCCAGCCGGGTCAAGCCCTCACCGAGTCCCGCCGTGAGCACCCGGACGAGCTTCATCAGCTCGCGCATCCGCAGCCGCTTCACGCGGCAGTTCATCCCGTCGACGGTGATCGTGCCCTCGGATGGCGCGATGGTGTCCAGGCCACCGGCGGGGTCCTGGGCGGGTTTGGTCGCGTTGGTCTTCGCGCCCATCAGTTCCGCACCACCGAGATGAGCTTGCCGACCTTCTTGATCGTCGCGCCGAGCTCGTCCTTGTCGGTCAGCTCGGCGCCGGTCTCATCCCACTGGCTCAACACGGCCTGGCCGTTGTAGTTGACCTTCAAGCCCTCCTTGTAGGACGGCCCGTCGAAGGTGATCGGCGCGAAGTTCACCCGGTACAGGCCGGCGACCAGCGAGCAGGGTTTGCCTATCTTGTCGCGGGAGGGCATCCGGATCAGCATCGGCCGCGCCGGAACGTTGAACATCGTCTCCGACCACAGGTCGATCGAGTAGTTCGTGGTTCCGGCACCGCTGGTGGAGGTCACGGGAGCGCCGGTCATGTTGCTGATCAGCGGAAAGCTGATGTATCCGGCCTGCACCGACAGCTCTACGAAGTTCAGCCAGTTCCACTTGCTGAGGACCGCGTCGTCGCCTTCGTTGTCGTAGTTGTCGGTGTCGGGCTCCATCGACGCCTCGTTGACGCCGTAGACGTCCCAGCCTTCGGCGTCGGTGCGGGCGAGCGCTTCGAGGAACGTCTCCGACCCGTTGAGGATCTGCGCGTGGGAGACGGAGAAGCCCTCGAAGATCGCGGACTGTGTTGGGGCGGGAGAAGACACCGCGCACCACCCTTCGCTGCTGAACCCCACCGGGGTCTCACTGCTGGTCGGGCTCAGGGTCTGGCGATCGGCGGGCGGAACGCGATCGTGTACCGCTGCCGTGGTGCCGGTGTCACACGCTCGGCAGCGGAACAGGGCAGAAGTAATCGCTGGCCGACCGCGCAGCGTTACTGCTTTGTGCCGTGCATGACCTGCGGAAACTATATTGGGCAAACTCGTAACGACTCTCAGTGATCGCGCGAATGGGAAGTTGAAGCTCGCACATTAGGTGCGGGCGCAGGACGCCCCACGGGGCGGAAAAGAGAACATGGTCATGACTCAGCCGTTCAACACCCAGCAGCCGGCCACTCCGCCGCAGCCCCCGTACGGGATGGCTCCGCAGGCGCCCACCCCCAAGAAGAAGGCCAAGAAGTGGCCGTGGATCGTCGGCGGTGTCGCAGTCCTCGCAGTGATCGGGATGGTCAACTCGGGCAACTCCGACTCCACGAACACCACCACCGCTGCTCCGGCGTCGCTGCCCAGCTACACCACCCCAGCCGCCCCGCCGGTTGTTGATGTGACGCTGCCCGAGGTCGCGGGCAAGAACGGCCAGATCGCTCTCGACGAGCTGAAGGCCCTCGGGCTGACCGCCGTGACCCCCGCCAGCCAGGACCGCAACGACTCGATGGTGCTGCTGCCCGCGAACTGGACCGTCACCAAGATTGAGCCCGCCGCCAGAACCGTCGTGAAGTCCAACTCCACGGTGATCGTCACGATGACGAAGCGCGGCGCCGCCGCGACCCCGGCCGCTCCGGCGCAGCCCGCTGGCCCGCAGACAAGCGGCATCACCGACGGCTCCTACCACGTCGGTGACGACATCGAACCCGGCACCTACAAGTCCGCCGGTGGCGACGGCCGCCCCTGCTACTGGGCGCGGTACAAGAACGGCTCCTCGGAGTTCTCCAACATCATCACCAACAGCTTGAACGACGGCCCGGCACGGGTGACCGTGAAGGCCGGAGAGCTGTTTGAGGTTCAGGGCTGCCAGCCGTTCGAGAAGGTCGGCTAAACCCTGCCAGTCGTCCTCGCCCCGCTTACTGGCTGAGGGGCGGGGCGAGGAGGGCGAGCCGCGTGTCGAAATGCGGTCCCGCTCGGCCGGGCAGACCCCTAACCCCCTGGGGGAGCTGCCCGGCCCACTACTTTCTTCATCGCACAGATCGAGGAGAACTTGATGAGCCACACGGTGTGGATCCGCAACCACTGGTGGTGGGATCCGGCCGACGACGAAACCCGCGACGACAGCTACGGCTGGGCCTTGTACCGCCGTGACCCCGGCGGAAACCCCATGAAGACCGACATGGTCAAGGGGTTCTCCTACTATGCCGCCGACGACACCCGCACTGTCCGGTCCCTGCTGACCGTGGACGACGTCCTGTACCACGGCGACGTCAAAGACCTGGACGAGGCGTGGCGTCACGTCCAGCACGACATCAGCCGGGACGACTGGCTGAACGACGACCTCAACGAGACCCGTCGCCGCGACGGGCGTTGGCACCAGCCGCACTGGTTCACGTGCTGGCGCAACCAGCAACCGCAGCCGGTACCGCCGGTATATCTGCCGGAGGGTTTCCGCTTCAACCGGACCGGCTGGGTCGAGGTCGACGCGGCAACACTCGAACTCCCGTAATTCTGGCCCCTGCCGGGAGGCTGAGCCTGTGTGGCAGTCCCCGTAAGTCGGTTACAGGTGCCGAGCAGCAACCTGGAGAACCCGTTCTGCAGCACCGCGCCAGGTGAGGGCGGAACGTACGAAGTTCGCGGCGGCGTGGCCTTTCCGGCGGCGCTGTTCGGGGGCGTCGGCTGCCGCGACCAGAGCCCGCAGAAGATCGCCCGGGTCTACTTCGCAGTCGTAGGTGCCCGGCTCGAACGGTGACTCGATGAGCCGGTAGTCGACCGGGTAGCCGAGGTCGGGGTGGAGCCAGTTCTCGTGCCCGCCCCACGGCGGTGCGATCACCGGCGCCCCGGTGGCCATCGCCTCCACTGCGGGCTTGTTCATGCCCTCACCCCGCGACACCGACACGAGCGCGTCCAGGCTGGAGTACCACTCCCAGAGCTTCGCGATGGGCCAGGTGTCCCGGTACACGGTCACGTCGGGAATGCGGCTGGCCTCCACCACTCCTGCCCCGATCCCGGTCGTTTTGATCTCCAGGTGCGCGTCGATCGTGACGTACTCCCGGCGGAACCGAATCCATGCATCCAGCAGTGCGGGCAGGTTCTTCCGCTGCGACGGCATCCCCACCCAGCCATACCGCACCGGCCCCCGGTCCGGGCGGGTCGCGAACGGGTAGTTCTCGACATCTACCCCAGGCGGAATGACCTCGATCGGTAGGTGCCGCTCCACGTGCCGGAACGCCTCGACGTTCATGGGGCAGGTCACCACGAGCGCATCAAGCCAGCCCTTGGTAGGGGTAGCCCGGTCCCGATGCCGGTGCGACCACACGTGGCCGCGCTGAAGATCGGGGTCGTCGGCGTCCCACCACGGCAGGTTCGCTGAGGTGAACGGGGTGCGCTCCCACATCGTCCAGCCGAGCTGCGTCGTGGCCCAGCCGTACATGTTCCACGGGGTGATCTGGTCGGGCGGCGCGTACCACAGCAGGCAGTCGTACGGCGGGTCTACTGGCCGGCTCAGCAGCCGAGCGATCCGCTCGGGGATCCCCGGCGCGACCGACAACGGCCACAGCGACACGTCGACGTCCATGTCGAGCAGCGCACCAACGAGTCCGAGAACATCGCGTCCGTACCCCGACCACGGATCAACCGGCCCCCGCACGATGATCTTCACCGGCGCCTCCTCCGACGACGAACACGCTTCGGCAGCGACTTGTACGGGCGTTTCCGCTGGTTCTGGTGGCTCCAGCGCTTCACCCAGCCGCGATGCCCGTAGCGGGCGTGCATCGCTCGCCACTGCGCTTTCGAGCGGAACGGGCCGTGGCTGCGGCCTCGTCGCCTCGGCATCAGGACCTCCTAATGGAAGGTGTGCACCGCGTAGGAGACCGTGACCACCGCGGCTTCCCCGAGCGGAACGCCGTAGGCGGTGCCGCCGTGGGACTCGGCTGCGGTCTGGTGGAACGGTTCCGCCCAGCGTTCGCACGACACGATGGGCAGGCCGGGCTGGGTGCCGAGCGCACCCCAGCGCTGATCCCGAACGCCCTGCAGCAGCCGATCAACCGCCCGGTACAGGGCGTAGGCGTTGCTGATCGCGTCGTCGGCGGCGCGTTCGCCGGTGTCGGTGCGGGAGACATCCGCCCAGCAGTCGACGTAGAGGATGGGGAATTCGGCGCCGGAGCGGCGTTCCGGCTGCGCCCAGCCGCCCGACGGCCGCACCACCAGCGCTCGGCGTCCGCGTGGCGCGACGTGATCGTGCAGGGTGAACGTGTAGACCCGGCCCTGGACGTAGCCGCGGAGGGTCACATCGTTTTGGAGGTGCCGCCGGGCGGCAGCCGCCAGCTCCACAGTGATCACCTCCAGGAGTCGATCTCGGCGGCGATCCCATCGACGATCGCCTGCTCGAAGGTCTCCACGTTCGCGACGAAGCCCCGGGTGAGCGCGTCGTGGTTGCCGCCGCGGCCGAACTCGTAGATCGCGTAGTCGCACTCCGGGGTGCCGCCGTAGGTGACGGAGCCTTCGATGTCGAGCCGGTGCGGATCGACGGCGCACCGGCCGGAGGTTTTCAAATTCCCGTCGAGGACGTGGACGTACTGCTGGGTGCGGTCGTAGAACCGTTCGGTCGCGTACCGCCACTCGGCGACCTGGTGCTCGCCGACACGTTCCCCGAGCCGATCCATCCCCGAGATCCAGCCGTCCAGCGCGCCGATGATGTCCACGTGCCTACGGGGCATCCTCGGTCCTTTCCACGGTCAGCCGCAGCACCTCCGGCAGTGGGTCCACCGCTGTGATGGCCCAGCGGGTGCCGTGCTGGTCGGTGAGCGTGGCGGTCTCGGCCGGGGGTGGAGCGTCCGCCGGCCACGCCATCACCGCCTCCCCGTAGATGGAGGTGATGCCGGTAGTGTCGTCGGTTTCGCGGCGCTGTTCCCTGACGATGCCGCGCCCGCTGGCCAGAGGGGTCCAGGTGTAGTGCGGGTTGCCATCGGCGTCGAACATCTTCCGGCCGCGCCCGTGCACCGTCAGGACCGTGCGTCGGGGGAGGTGTCGTCGGCTTCGCAGCACGAGGCGCAGCGGCCCGCTGGGTTGTCCTCCGCGAGGAGCACCCGCGCCGACCACGCCGCCCCGCCGTTTCGGGGTGGGCGGGGTGGCGGGTCGTCACGGAGCCACAGCCGCATATCACGGAGCGACCGTGAGCTGGCCGAGCTTGTCCACGTTCGGCAGCGACGGGAACGCCGCGGCGACGGCCTTGGTCCACTCGGACGGCGGCTCATCCTGGTAGTAGGTGCTCGCCCAGATTCCCGGGGCCTGCGCGGCGTAGCTAGTGCCGTTCAGGGTCCGAATGGACTCCGCCGTCGGCCCCCACAACGTCCGACCGACCGGCTGCGACGGAAGCAGCACCACCACGTTCTCCCGCATCGTGCGCACCTGCGTGCTGGTGCCGTCGGCGTTCTCGCTGCCGACCTTCACGTCGTAGACCACCGGCCGCGGCAGGTTGTACCGGTCGAGCGTCTGGTTGACCTCGGCGGGTTGCATCGGCCGGTCGGGGGCGTACTGCGCGTAGGTCCAGCCCTTGATCTGTGCGTTGACCAGGAGATGGTTGTGCAGCTTGCGGGACATGACCATCGTGGCCGGCCGCTCGCCGCGCTCCTGCTCGATCTGGTCGCAGATCGTCATCAGGTCGGTGAGCACCGTCGCGTTCTCCACGTCGGACCAGTGCGGGCCGTACGCGCTGACCGTGGCACCGGTGCCGTCGGTCGCGGAGCCCGCGGTCGACCCGAGCGTGATCTGCTGGCTGTCCGGCACACCGAAGTCGAACTCGATGATGACGCCGCCCTCGTTGTAGCGGACGGTGTCCTCGGAGAGGGCTTGCATCCGCAGCCACTCCATCCGCGCCTGGATGCTGCTCACCAGGCGGGCGGTGTCGTTGTAGACCTGCCGGATGGCGGCCTGCTGGTCGGCGGTGCCGCGCCGCGGGTTCAGGAACCGGATGATCTCCTTCTCGCTGATCCGCTGCTTCCGCTTGATCGGCGGCAGCTCCCCGCGGACCCGCTCACCCAGCGGCGGCCGTCCGGCGATGGGGGCCTCGGAGTCCCACCCGATGATGTGCGCCATCACCGGCTGATCGTTCTGGCCCTTGATGTACTCGTACTCGATGTCGTCGATCGTCTGGTTCGGCAGCCAGTTCGCGCCCTGGTACGTCGGGGGTGGAAGCAGGTTCCGTACGAAGTCCAGGAACACCGGAGGCGCGAAGTCCTCCAGCTGCCAGAGCTGAGCACCAGCCATGAGTGCGCCTCCTTACTGGAAGATGATCCGGTCGCCGAGTGCGGCCTTCACCTCGGCGGTGACGCCGGTGCAGCGGGCCTCGACAACGGAGCCCTGGATCAGCAGCCCGGCGACCGTGTCGCCATCGGCGAGGTTGATGTCCCCGGCGAACAGCAGCCCCTTGGGGGCGGCGACGTCGCCGGTAGCGCCTTCGGCGGGGGTGGGGGCGTACTTGCCGGTGCTGGAGTTCAGGTACAGCACCGTGCCACCGCGGACGATCTTGTTGCCGTCGGCGTCGGCGGTGACCGCGCTGGCGTCGAGGGTGATCCCGGAGCGCTTGACCGTGTAGTTCTGCGACGCCAGGAACTCCACCGACCCGGACAACGGATCGCGCTGCGTGGTGAGCCCGGCGGTGAAACCGCCACCCGGCATGACTGCCTCCAACTGGTTCGTTACCCCGTGGGTGTGGGGTGTCCTTGTTCGCGGTTGAACTCCTCCGCCATCGATCGCGCCGCAGCGCGCAGATCAGCGGTGGTCGACTGCGACGGTCCCGATCCCGGTGGCGGCGACTCCCCGCCCCGGCCGGGCTCGGTGATCAGGGCACCGCGGGTGCGGAGCCGGTTGATGGTCGCGGTCTCGATGGCTTTCCGGTACGCGGAGAGCTGTCCGGCGACCTGCTCGGCGGCGCGGCGTCCGGCGCGATCGGGGTCCCCGTGCTCGGCGAGTTCGGTCCCGATCAGTGAGGACCCGAGAGTGTTGGCCAGCTCCCGCTCCGAGGGGTCAACGAACCGGTGCCGGTCCCCGAGGTATTCCCGATACGCCATCCGCGCCTCGCGGATGTCGTAGCGGTCGTCGGTGGTGCGGGCGCGGTCGTTGTCCCCGCGGTTGTCCCCGTCGGGGTCGCGCTCCCGGCGCCGGTTCTTCCCGCCGCGGAGCTCCTTCAGCAGCGCGTTGACCTGCCTGTCCGCGATGCGCTGTGCGGCGTCCTCCAGGTCGGCGCGGGTCAGCGGCTTGTCCTCCTGGGCGTTGGCCGGCTGCCCGGTGTCCCCATCGTTGAGCAGGGGTTCCCCGCTCGCGTCCCCGTTGGTGTCCCCGCCGGTATCCGGGTTGCCGGTGTGGTCGGGGGCGGTGCTCGGGCTGGGGGTGTCCCCGTCCCAGTCGGGGCCGGTGTCCGCGTTGTGGTCTGCCATCGTTGCCTTCCTGTCCCCGGTGTCTGGTCCACCTGTGTGTCCCGTTCACCTGTGCCCCTGGCCCCGGAACCGGTGCCGCGTGCGGGGTGGTGCCCGGTGGTGGTGTCCCCGTGGTTGGTCGGGTCGTCCCGGATCATCAGCGCGATCACGCAACCGGCGCACACCACGGCCCGCGGCACCGGGCACGTGTCACACGAGACTGGGTTCGGCCGTTCGTGGGAATGATCTCCATCTGGCGGACGGCGCTCGGCGGCGTCTCTAGGGTGTGCCGTGGCCTGTAGACGACCCCGAGGACGGAGCTGACCCTGATGGACGGATTTCGCGTCGACCTGACTGCCTTGACCCACGCTTCAAAAGGTGTGCAGGACACGATCGACTCGATGAACAGGCACAAGGTCAGCGACATCGACTGCCCGGCCGATGCCTTCGGACACGACCGACTCGCAACGACGGTCGCCGAGTTCTGCGACCGCTGGAACGAGGGCGTGACCAACCTGACCGACGACGCCAAGGAGATCTCGGGGCGGCTGGCCCACTGCGTTGAGGTCTACCGGCACACCGACGAAGCAGCCCGAGCGCACTTCGAGGGCATGGTGCAGCGCGACGGTGGCGACGACCCGGCGGCGCAGTGATGGCAGCCGAACTCGGAACCACCACCGACCCCAGGGCTCTCGTTCCCGGCTACCCGGACGCGGTTGCTGAGACCGCTGCCGCGATGAAGTCCTACGGCGACAACCTGCACGAAGCAGGCAACGGGCTGAAACGCATCGACAGCTCCGAGGGCTGGGAGGGCGAGGCGGCCGAACAGTTCCGGGCCGCGTTCGACGGTGAGCCGACGAAGTGGCTGGAAGCTGGGGACTGCTTCCATCAAGCCGCCCAGGCGTTGGAGCGCTACAGCGGGACCTTGGCCTGGGCGCAAGAGCAGGCCCAGGAAGCGATCGCCTTGTGGAACGAGGGCGAAGCCGAGACCAGCTACGCCAAGAAGCAGCACGACCGTGCCGTCTCGCAGGCCGAGCAACAAGCACCGCCGGGGTCCGGCCCGGTCAACATCCCCTTCCAAGACCCGGGGGAGGCGAAACGGCAACAAGCCCGAGCCCTGCTTGATCGTGCTCGCGACCAGCTCAAGACCGCAGCCGAGCAAGCCGCCGATGTTGTCGGTCGGGCACGCGATAAAGCCCCCGAACGAAGCTGGCTGGAACAAGCCGGGGAAGCCATTGGCAACGCCGCGGGAGCCGCGGTCAACGCCGTTGCCTCCTTCGGCAACGCCGCGCTCAACCACCCGGAGATGGTGCTTGGCGTGGTGGGTGGTGCGGCGCTCACCACCGTAAGCGCCGCGGGAGAGACCGCCGGAGTGGTCCTGGATGCCACCGGAGCAGGAGCGGTTGCCGGAGTCCCGCTTGGGGCCGTCTCAACTGCGGGCATCGCCACTGGCGTGGGGATGATGGGCGTCGCGATGGCTGGCCTGGGCGCCGAGGCGGCCGGCGACGACGCTACGGAGGTTGTCGACACCGACGAGTCGGACGCTGCGGCCGAAGAATCAACGCGAGACCCCTCGGAGCTGTCGCCGTCAGATCGACGCTCCGTCGAGTCGTATGAACGGCTCATCAAGGAGCACGAAGAAAAGCTGGAGGCGTACAAGCGCGACCCAGAAGCCTACGACAACAAAGGTATTCTCAAGAACGCCCCGAACGACGAAGTCCGGCAGCGGATCATCGACGGCCGCGTCAGGCACCTGGACAAGGAGATCCAGACGTTCCGGGACAACATCGACAAGATCTACAAGGGTGCAAAATGAGCGACGACGAGTCCGTGGTTTCGGTCGAGGTTCTGCGCCGGGTGCTCAACCAAGCGCTAGACAACCTGGAACAGCAGGTAGGGGAAACCGTCGAACTCGACAAGGACTTCTTTTGGTCGATTTCGCCGGAAGCGGCTTACGACATCTACACGCAGCCGAACCCGGACCAGTTGACCGTCGGCCAGCTCTCGGAGTCCTGGAACAATCTTGCGCAGCTGCTCTCTCGCGGTGAGCCGGTCCCGCCTTACGCTCTGGTGTGGATTTCCGATGTCCTTAAAGCGTTGGGGCATCAAGCTCGTTGACCGCAGAGCTGCACCAAGGAGAGCGCGATGATGGTCAAGATCGTCGACTACGACACCCACAACACGCTGTGGACGGGCGACCTCTCACTGTTGCCTCGTGTCGGTGAACGGATCTACACCGGCGACGAAGACGACGACGAGTACATCGTCGCTGACCATTCCTGGCATCTGAACGAGCAGGTGCCATTCGTCTTCATCGAGGCGCGGCCCGCCACGACGTAGCACTTCGTTCGGCGCGGAGAACCCGAGCCCGGAGCCATTCCGGCAGGGACTCGAAGCTGTCGGCTTCGTCGACGTGGCGGGCGATGATGTGCCGGTCGGGCAGCGTGAGGTCGTCCATGCGGGGAATCGCGGCGGCGACCCGGCGGGACACGTCGGGGTTCATCGGGTCATCACCAACGCGGTCCGGTTCAGCACCAGCAGCTCTCCGTTGGGAAGGACAACGGCGTCGTAGCCGAGCGCGGCGGCGAACCGGCCGGGGTCGGTGAACAGGATCTCGAAGCGCCGTCGCCGAGCGGGCGAGAGCTGGTCGGCGATCGTCTTCATCAGCTCCTCCAGCTCAGCCCACGTGATGGTGCGGGCCTCGGCGACCAGCGTCGCCCGCACGAGTACGCCTCCCGCAGCGTAGCGAGCTGCGGTGCTGCGGCTGGTGGTGAACTGAAGCCCCGCCCCGTAGATCCCGAGCGTGGGCATGTAGGCGCCTGTGCGCAGCTCTTCGGCGAGCGTGGCCGCGTCCGGCCCGGTGACCCCGCGCCACACCTCCACCGCCCCGGTCTGGTGGATCAGGCGGGTGAGCTGGCCGGCGGAGACTACCCGAGGTCGAGCAGCGAACCGCTGCTCCTCGGCGATCGCCGCGAGCACCGGATCGGTCCCGGGGGTTGCGCGGTCGCGAGCGACCCGGACCAGCCGCGCCAGTAGCGGAGTCCAGTCGGTGAGCTGCCGGTGCGCGCCGGGCAACCGCGCCCCCGCCGCCGGGGGCAGCGTGTCCGGTCGTGGCCGGAGCACTTGCACCGCGGCCGATGCCGGAGCCGGAGGTGGAAGAGGACCTTCGTAGCCGTGGGGGCCTTTACGCTTCTCGCTGCGGGGCCGGGCGCGGATCTCCGCGTTGGCGGCGTCGCGCTGCTCGTTGATCATGTCGGGGGTGTAGGGCGCCACGATCGACCGGCAATGCAGGTGAAACGGTGGCGCCGCGAAGCTGCCCATCAGCGTCTCGAACGGTTCGTCCGCCTCGCGGATCTGGCCGGCGCAGTCCAAGCAGACCATCGTGGTCCGGCTGTCGACGACGGCCAGCAGTTGTTTCCGCAGCCGCGGCAGCCGGGGCCTACGGGGTGTCGGGGTGGTCATTCCAGCCTCGGATTCCCGCCAGCAGCAGCGCGTTGCAGGTGTCCACGCTCGCGGAGCGGGCTGCGGCGTGCAGCGGCGCCCGCAGCCTCCACACACCCCGCGGGACGCGCCGGGCAGCCCGACCCGCTCGGCTGAGCACACGCGAGCGGTGAGCGCGTCGAGCGGTTCGTGGCGGGCCTGCCAGATGCGGCGCTGCTCGGTGATGGCGGCCCGAACCGGTGGGGTGGCGTTCATGAGGGCGTCGGTCGCGGCCAGGTACACGATCCGCTCGACGTCGGGAGCGTCGCGAGCGGCGGCCGTGCGGCCTGCGGTGGCGGCATCGCGGGCAGCGGTACCGAGCGTCCCGGCGAGGAGCTGCATCTGCCGTCCCACCACCGACAGCGCTCGTTCCCGCGCGACCGCGACCAGCTCGGAGATCGGGGGCAGAACCACGCCCGCCAGCCACCGGTCCTCGGGGAGAAGTTCGGCTCGCAGCAACCGCGCCCCCGACAACCGCGCCGCCGCGATGATGCGTTCGCGGGTGGCATCGGCGACCCGTTGCAGCCCGGCGTCGAGGTTCGTGAAGCACGTGTCCTCGGCGTCGAGAAGCCCGTCCATGAGCGTCTGCGACGCACCAACCACCTGACGGGCGTGGCTGGTGCGGCTGCTGGTGGTGGTCACAGCGCACCTCCGACCGGTTCACCGTTGCGGTTGGGTTCCTGGCGCTGCGCGGTGCCGACCGTCCGCCCGGCTTGGGTTGCGGCACCGGCGAACGGTTGCGTCTCGCCGAGCTGGGCCGGGGAGCGGACGTCGCGTTCCTCGGCCTGCTCGTTCTCGATGTCGTCGATCTGCTCGTCGGTGTAGCCGCGCTGCCGCAGTGCCTCCCGCTGGCTGATCAGCCCCGACAGGTAGTCGTCGCGGATGAGGGCCTTGTCCACCACGTACCCGGTGCCCAGGTGGACCGTGATCTCCCGCTGCGGGTAGGTGTCGGTGAGGCTCGCGGCGGGGGTGGCCGGCTCGGCGTCTCCGGAGTCCTCGTCGGGGGTGCTCGTCGACCATGCCGTGTGGCAGTCCACGACGAGCATCAGCAGCGCCTTGATGTCCTTGATCAGTTGAGCGCGGGTGCGGGCGAAGGTGACCTCGCTGCGCTGGTTGAGGATTTCCAGCGCGTAGCCGCTGATCGCACCGAGGTTGGTGACGGTTTCCTGGTCGACCCGCGTGAGCCCGAACGAGGAGTACAACGCCTCCAGCAGCACCGCCCGCTGGTGTTCGATCATGGCGGGATCGGTTGGCAGCGTGATCACTTCGGCGCTCGTGCCGCCTGGGAAGGTCAGCACGTCGGCGACGTCTTTGTGGATGGGCTTGTCCCCGTTCTGGATCATGGCCGCATCACCGGTGACCACGAGGTTGCCGTGCGAGTTGTAGCGCGCGATCAACCAGGAGACCTGTTCCACGGCGTTGTAGCGGTCGGCAGTGCGCATCGCCTGCTCACTGATCAAGCTCGTGCCGCGGGTCGCGCGAAGTCCCTCGGTGTGCGCCCGGATCGGCCACCAAGGCAACACCGGCACGCCCCACTCGTGCGTTTCAGCGAGCTGGTCCTCCTGGTCGTCGTCGCGCTCGATGTAGACCCGCTCCACACAGCGGGTCGCGCCGGGCTCGCCGTCGAGGGTCCATTCGCGGCGGAGCGTGACCTGCCGGGTTTCACCATCGAGGACCCGCCAGTCGATCTGCCGCACGCTCACCTTCTCCAGGCGGTTGGGGCGGCCGTCGGTGAACCGCATCTCCACCTGCTCGGAGTCCCAGAACTCCAGCCAGCACGCCCCGGCTGCCGCATCCCACCGGATGAGGACGGGGACATCGCCGCACTTGGTCGCTTCCCGCAGCACCGTCGTGATCGACCGCTGCTCGTCCTCGTCCGATGCGGACAGCTCCGGCGTCGCATCCAGACACCCACTGATCACCTCCTGCACCGGGGCAGGTGAGGCATCGACCGCGAACCCCTGCGCCAGCCGGTCGCTGATGAAGTCGATGCACTCGCGGATCTGCGTGGAGTAGGCGTGCTTGCGGAGGTGTTCGGGGAGCTGGAACTTCTCGAACAGCAACCGCACCAGGCTCTTCTCGCCGCTGCCGACCTGGCCGGCTTCGAGCTGCCGGGCGCAGTCGGCGTTGTCGTCGTTGTACTGGGTGCCGTCGTAGTAGGCGCGGCGCTCGATCACGGCATCGCGACGCTGCTGCTCCTGGTCGCGTTCGTAGTCGTCTCGGGTCGGCCAGGTCTTCTCCCGGCTCCCGATCGTGGCGGCGGTCATCGCTGGTGCCCTCCCTTGTTAGGCGCGTCCTGGCTGGATTCCGCGATACACCTCGTCTCCGGCGCCGCCGAGCATCAGCCGCAGCCCCCACCAGCAGTGCCAGAACGCCATCACGGTGTCGTCGTGTTCGCCGCTGCCTTCGAGCTTGTCGTCCTGCCAGCCGAACGCCTCGAACTCGTCGAGCAGCACCTCGACCAGCTCGTAGCCGCGGCCTCCGGGCCGATGGGGCAGGGTCCAGCGCCGGTTGGAGAAGTCGATCAACAGCCCGGGCACGCCGACGTGCAGGTCGCGTTTCTGGCCGGCGACGTTGTGGCTGACGACGGGGACGCTGGTCGATTCCTCCAGGTGTTGCCGCCAGATGGTCTGGGCGGCGTCGCCTTCGAGAACGACGAGGTCGGTGGAGTACCGGTAGTGGTCGGCTTCGATCAGCTCGCACTGCTGCGTGTACCGGAGCCCACGCTCGCGGTACAGGTCGAGCAGCCGGAACCGGCCGGTGCGCCGGTCGGCGAGCGCCGTCACCCGTACCAGGTAGTCGCCGCCGACCTTCTCGCTCCACGCCAAGTCCCACCCGGACACAACCAGGTAGCGCTCCTCCACGCCGAAGGGCTTGCGGTAGTGCGGCAGGCACTCCGAGTCGGCGTCGAGCATCGGGGCCATCAACTCCCGCGGGAACAGCGAGGATTCGGCGGCACGGGGGCTCGTCTGAATCTCGCGGTCGAACAGCAGCGGCCCGATCTCCTTGCGTTTCGCGTTCAGGCAGCGGGCGTTCTCGGGGCAGTCCGCGCACGGAAGGTTCCGCCGGACCTCCGGCTGCTGTTCGGGAGGTGCGGCTTCGATCGTGTCGATGCACTCCTGCAGCGCGATCGCCGGCCACCGCTCCGGCCACAAGCTGTGCCGCGTGTTGACCGACGGCACCGCCGCGCCGGTGCTGGTGGGTTCGGTGCTGCTGGTCCCGACGATCCGCCGCCCCAAGGTCCCGCTGCTCATGCGCCGTCCTCGATCTGGAACAGGGCTTCCGCTGCGCATTCGAGGTCCGTGATGAGCTGAGCGCGTTCCTCCTGAGACCACGCCAACGACCCCCGCAACACCGCGGCTGCTTCCTCCATCGTGCTGCTGATCCAGCACGCGGCCAGCTCCCGCAGGGTGCACGCGGGCTCCTGCGTGAGCTGCCGCGCGATCACGGTCACCTCGCCGCGCAGCGCCGCCAGATGCAGCCGCGCACCCAGGTAAGGCTGGTGTTGGGGGTTGGTCATCGTCGGGCCTCCACAGCGAGCGAGCCGGACACGAGCTGGTCGGGGTGGAATTCGGCCGCGTACCGCCGGAACGTCCAGACGGGGTTGTCGCGCATCGACAGCAGGAGGTCGGCGGCGTGAAACGGCGTCCCGACCAGGTGCACGCGGGTAGCGGGCATGTGGACGGTGTCGGTGGTGCCGTCGGGGTGTCGGAGGCGGCGCATCGTGCCAGGGTGCGCCATCGGTACGACGGACCCGAACCACCAACGGTTGATCTTGCGGCGTTGGGTGCTGGTGGCGGTGTTGTCGTCGTCCAGTACGTCATCCCCGATGATCACGTCGGGGTGAGCGCCACGTACTCGTTTCCCGGCACCGGCGCAGTCGACGCGAGAGCCGTTACCGAGGACGAGCCGGGTGGTTTTGTCGGTGGTGGCGTACTCGACCAGCTCCGGCCGGACTTCCTCGATCACGGCTCGGATCCGGCCGAGGAGCGCTTCGGCCTGGTCGGCGGTCTGCGCGAACAGGTAGCTCCAGATCCCGGGCTGGTAGATGCAGCGCCACGCCGTCGCGTTCACGCTCAGCGCCTCGGACTTGCCGTGTTCGCGGGGCGCCACCAGCGCCAGACGGCGGCGGTTCATCGCGAGCTCGGCCCATTCCCAATGCAGCGGCGACATCGCCAGCCCGCGGCGGCGCTGGGTCCAGACCCCGAGGTGAGCGGCGCAGGCGAGTTCTTCGGCTTGGCCGGCGGGCAGATGCCGGAGCCGTTCCAGGATCGGCTGCTGCTGGGTGGTGGTCATCGACGCGCGAGCACCGTGTCGCAGGCGGCGCACACGTCCTGCGTGGGGTAGCGGAGCCGGGCGTGCGGCGGGTGCAGGCACCGCCCGGTGAGCAGTCGCCGTGCACCGAGCTGATCGGCCGAGCCAGCTCCGACGCTGACGGCCACGGTGGGTTCGGGCGGAGAAGTGAGGAGTTCGGTGATGCGATGCAGCGGCATCCCGCTTTCCACGGCGGCGGTCAGCACCTCCCGGCACCATGCCGACCGCCGCAGGTGCGCGGTCTCCGCTGCCTGGTCGACCTTGTCGATCAAGTCGTCGCACATGCGGACGTTGACCATCGAGTCCTGCCCGCGACCCATCCCTGGCCCCTTTCATCCTTGGTGCTGCCGTGATCATTCGGCGGGCTCCACCACGGGCGGGAGCGCGTCGTTGAGGACCCGAGCCATCTGCTGCTCCAGCTCGGCGCTGATGTCGCTACCGAGCGCATCGGCCAGGCTCATACGGGCGTGGTTCGGGGTGGTCTCGGCGTGGACGGTGGCGTCGATCTGCAGGCCCTCGTAGCCGAGCATCCGTGCCCGCCGCTGGATGATCGCCAGCACCCGGTCCACCGCGGCGAGCTCGCCGTGCATGGCCTGCGACCAGACCGCCATGAGCAGCCGATCCAGCCGGGCGAGATCGAGATCGCGGAGTTCGCGGGCTTCGTCCGCGCCGATCCGCTGCAACCCAGTCAGCACCGCCCGGTAGGCCGCGGCCTTGTCGATGTAGTCGCACTGCTCGGCGATCTGCTGGAAAGTTGCCCCGCCCAGCCGGAGCTGGAGCGCCTTTTCGCGGCGCTGCTCATCAGCGATCCGCTTCGGGGTGGTGGCAGAGCGGGCACCGTCAGGCATGGCGGCCTCCTGCGAGTTGACGTGCCGGGTTGAGCAGCTCGACTTCCATGTGCCCGGACTTGCGGCGCTTCAGGCGGGTGAGGGTGGGGTAGCGGTGGTGCAGCTCGACGGCGGAGGCGGTGACGCGGTCTTCGCTGCGGGTGACCTGCATTCCGCCGGGCTGGGTGTAGTAGCGGGTCACGATCCCGACATCGGCGATGCGCATCACTGCCCCGGACGCCTCGAAGTGCCGCAGGCTCCGCTCGAAGTCCTCCTTGTCGTCCAGACTGACCTGGCAGTGCGGGGCGTGGCGGTTGTGCACGCCCCACAACGCCCCGACGATGTAGTGCAGCCCGACCTCGATGCGGTGCTTCATGAAGAACGGGTTGTCCACGGGGTAGATGCCCCACAGCGACAACCGGGCCGCGGTCATGCGGCGGAACATCATCGTGAACAGCTCGTGCAGATCCGGCAGCGGTTGCCGTTGGTTGCCGTGGTGTTTGCGGTACACCTCGCGGAGGTCGTCGTCGGCCTGCACGAGCAGCGTCCCGTCGGGGTAGTGCCGGTTGATGAAGTTCCGGACGGCCCTCATGCCGGGCTCGGCGACAACGATCTCCCCGTAGTGGTGGGGGTTCAGGGCGCGCCGGTAGGTGCGGGCTTCGTGCTCGTCGGCGACGAACACCGTGATCCGCTCGCGGTCGACGCCGCGCTCCGCCAGCAGCGGCAGCGTCGCCGAGGCGCACAGCTCCGGCCGCTGGTAGCTGGGGACCGCGACCTGGTAGTCCTCGGGGGCGGGCATCACGAGGCGCCTCCGGTGCGTCCCGCGAGCTTCGCGGCCATCTCCCGCTCGCGTTCGGTGCGGCGGCGCAGCGCGTACTCGGTCTCGACCGCGTGCGTGAAGCAGTCCTTCATCCCGCGCAGCGCGTAATACACCACCGAATACCGGTAGCCGCCCGGGGTGGTGGCGTGCATCGGGGTCACCCCGTGCACGAGCTGGTAGCCGGGGAAGAACACCGCCCAGCCGTCGCGGCTCTCGATGCAGGCGTCGTACTCCGGGATGTGCAGGTAGCCGCCGCGCATCCCGCGGCGGACGACGGGCATCGCGGTCCAGACCGGGAAGTTGAAGCTGTCCCGGTGGTACGGCAGGGAGCTGGACTGGTTGACGACGCCGCTGGTCCAGTTCGTCTCACCGAGCCGCCAGTCCGCCGCGACCGCCTGCATGGTTTCGGTGTCATTCTGGGCGACCTGCGGGAACATCGCGGCGAGCTGATCCCGCATCCGGTGCCCGAACTCGATCAAGACGTGGTGGCCGGCGGGCGACTCGGACCACAGCCGCGTGGAGCCGCAGCCTTCCCGCCCGTAGACCGGGCGCCGCGGCGCGTACCCGAACGTGCGGGAGGTGTTGGAGGAGCCGTTGGCGCGCTGGGTGGTGGAGTCGTAGCTGAACCCGAGCACCGCTCGTCGCAGCTCCGCCACAGGCCCCACCGGTAGGTACGCGAACGCGGGCTCGCCGGTGTCGGCGTCGGCCGCGACCACCGCGCTGGTAATGTTCGGGGAGAGCTGCGGCACCTTGTGCCCCACGTAGTCGCTGGCCTGCTCCGGGGACAGCGCCCGCTGGAGCGTGGTGACCTGGTAGTCGCTCATCGGGATCACGGCTCCGGGGCGTGGTCGCTGGTGGCGGCCTCGATGAGCTTCAGGACGCACTCGGCGTTGGTGTCGACGCCGTACTGCTTGCCCAGGTCGGCGAGCTTGTCCACCACCCACACGTACTGGGCGCCTTCGTAGGCCAGGAGCACGATCCGCTTGTCGCTGGTCTCGTAGCTGTCGTACTTCTCCTCTAGCGACTTGAACTGCTGCACGTTGTCGTCGGGAGAACCGCCGGTGGCGGGATCGGCGAGTTCTTCCAGCTTCGCCCGCAGGTCATCCAGGTCGCCGGGGTCGTAGCCGGTGCCGTCCAGGTCGGGGAGGTCTTCCAGGAGCTCGGCGAGAAGCCGGTCATCGTAGGAACCGAGGTCGCTGGTGCGGTTGTCTGCCGCGACGATCCGCCCGGCCTGGTCCTCGTCGACGTCGACGGTGACACCCTGGATGGTCTCCCAGCCTTCCTCGCGGGCACCGATGAGCGTGTGGTTCCCGGCGAGGACTTCGTTGGGGCGGCCGGTGTAGGTGCCCGCGTTGACGACGATGGGCTTGTACTGGGAGTTGACCCGCAGCGATTGGCGGATCGCCGCGACGTTCCCGACCCGCGGGTTGCGGTGGTAGGTGTGCAGCTCCGCGACCGGGAACCGGGTGACTTCGAGCGTGTGCGCGTCAGCCATGCCGCAAAGTTCGCTTTCGGTTGGCGCGCTTCTCGTACCGGTGTTTACCCAGCTCAGTACCGATGATTGCAGACGTTGTCCAGTGGACACGTCATACGCGGGTGATGGGGTTTCCGGGCCGGGCGGGTGAAGATGCCGCCCATGCACGTTCAGGAGAATCAAGCGCGAACGTTCACGCTCGCCGGGGCTCGCCGGAGGTCGGTGTGAAAACCCGCCGCGAAGCGTGGGTTCCGTATGTCACCTACGGCGGGACGGGGATCGTCGGGGCGGTCACCCTCGGCATGTCCGCGTTGTGGCTGCGAGGGCTGGCCGAGTGCGTAGGGATCAGCGGCCTGATGGCCTGGTCGCTACCGATCACCGTCGACGCCGGAGGCGCGGTCGCCACGGTCCTCTGGCTCACCGGCCCGGCCGCGGTACGCGGCTGGGCGCGGACGGTCGCGGTCGGGTCGCTGGTGGTGTCGCTGCTGGGGAACATGCTCGCGCACCTGATCAAGCTCGGGTTGCTCTCCGTGCACTGGAGCCTTGTCATCGGGGTCAGCGCCGTCTACCCGATCACCTGCTGGCTGATGGTGCACCTGCTGGTGCTCTCCCGCCCCAAGGCAGTACCCGCCTCGCGACGGCCCGCGCCGAAGCGTCCCGCGGCCCCGGCGCCCGAGCCGCAGCCGGCCACCCCGACCGAGCAGCCGCCGGAGCCCACCGAGACCAACGTGACCGAGCTACGCCCGGCCGCGATGTCGAAGCGGGAGCAGGGGCGGGCGTGGTTCCGGGAGCAGGTACTCGTGCATCACCGCGACCCGGAGGAGATCCGCCCGGCAGAGGTAGACCGGGCGATCGGCGCGACAAGCTACGCCAAGAAACACATCGGCACGTGGCGCGAGGAGCTGAAGACCGCACCCGCTGACGAGACGCCCGACGTCGGCTCGTTGGCGTACAACGGAGTATGACTGATCAGGGTGAAGGAGAAGCGCGATGTCACGGATAGCCGCTGTCCGTACGGCCTTCCTGGGCTGGCTGTACGAGCACAACGACGAGAAGCCCCCGCCGGGCAAGTTCCTAAAGCCGTCCCCGCCGGAAGTTGGTGGCCAGGAGGTGACCACCGCCGAGTTCGAGAAGGCGGTTCAGAGCCTGGTATCCCACCAGCTCATCGCCGATAAGGGCGCCTGGGGCAGCAGCATCCCGCTCCGTACCTGGCTCACCGACGAAGGGTTGATCTGCGTGACCGACTACGACGCCGACGTAAACGCCTGGGCCAACCGGGGCTCCGCGAACATCGACCAGTCGATCTCCTTTGGTGGGGACAACTACGGGCAGGTCGCTGCGAACAACCGCGACGTCACTCAGAACCAAGCCCAGGGCGATTCGCTGGACCTGGAGAGCTTGATCAAGGGCGCGACGCTGATCAAGGAGTTCCTGCCCGGGGTCCCGGAGGACACCCGCGCCGAAGTGGAGGAGCAGGTCGGTGCGCTGCTGGAGGAAGCCGAGAAGCCCGATCGCGATTCCGGGCGGCTCCGGCGGCTGCGGGACGGGCTGGTGACGAGCGTGACCGCGCTCAGCTCCACCTTCACGGTGATCAAGACCGGGATGGACTTCCTCAACGCCGCCGGATAGCGGCCTGGCCCCGGCCAGATCCGGTCGGGGCCAGGCTGACTTCACAGAACGTCAGCGCGCTCGTCGCTGATTGGCGGGGGCGGTGCATCGAAGATGTCCACCAGCCACACGTTGTCCCCAATTCCCTCATCGTCGGGGTCGTGTTCGCTCAGGTGGATACGGACCCACTTGCCTTCGTCCGCGGCCTGAACAACGTGGTCCCATACCTCGTCGAGATCATCATTGATGAGTGTGCGGTTGAGCGGGACGCCGTCGGGGAGCGCCCAGCTACGCGGTTCCTGCTCGCTGTCCTCGATGAACGGGACTTCCTGGAAGAAGTGGACGCGCCAATAGAGCCCGCCTTCTTCGGTGATCATGTTGTCGGCCCGAACGGCGACCGGGATGGTCCAGGCGGCTTCCAGGAGGGCACTGATCTGTCCTCGGTCGAAGTCGCTGGGCTCGTCCGGGACGAAGATCTTGTTCAGAGACGAGTTCAGCGCACCGGAGTAGCGGCGGCTGCCGGGTTCGGGAGCGTGGTCGGAGGGCAAGTACTGCCGGACGCCAGCGGCCACCGCTTCGGGCAGGGACTCCAGCGTTTCCTCGACGGGCGTGGGGTCGCCGGTTCCGAGGGTGGTCATCATCGCGCCGAGCAGCTCGCTGCTGAGGTGCAGGTCGTCCTTGTGCAGGGTCGCGACGGCTTCGAGTTCTTCGGTGCCGCCGTCGAGGACGAGCGCGAAGATGCGGTGTTTACTCGGGGCCTTGTGCAGCAGGAAACGATCAATCGTGCGTGACACGGTTTCTCCTGGTGGGCAGGACGCGACGCGCTCCGGCCACGGCTGGCCGGCGCACGAGCGCGTGCAGGGACTAGGGCTGTGCTCGGGGGTGGCGTATCGGCCGAGGTACTGCCAAGGCCGTATGACCGGGATGGTGATCGCTGCTTGCTCCGGTACTGCCGGAGCCGCACGGCTGATCTCAGTATAGCCGAACCCGAGCGCGGCCCGGCGGGGGAGCTTCGCTATCTGCGGCGTTTCCGGCGACGTCCACCGATCTTGCCCTGCCGCACGTTCAGCGCGAAGGTGGCCCGTTTGCGGGTCGTGGGGTTCCTGGACTTCTGCAACCGCTTCAGGGTCGAGATCGCGATCTTCTGGCCCTTCTTCGCTCCGGCGGTCTTCCGCATCTTCCCCTTGTTCGCGGGGTTGATCTTGATGCTTGATCTACGCGCCATGAGCGGGCCTCGCTACGTCTTGGTCTTGCGTCGACCGCGCCGGTTGGGCTTCAGCCGCTTGTCCTTCGGGGTGCCGGAATTGGGCTTGCCCTTCGCCATCAGAGCCACCTTCAGAAGCTCCGGGCCGGACGCACATCCGGCGGCTCGCCGTGCGTCTCGGGGTTCCACTCGCCGCTGCTGACCTGCCGCGAGCTGGAGAAGTCCCGCTGCTGCGGGGTGCCGCCTTCGGTCTTGGTGTGGGCGGTGAACACGATCCCGCTGGTGTCGTGTTCGCGGCTGGTGCTCCTGCTGCCGCTCGCCGCGGTGGTCATGGCGGTGCTGTCGGTCCTGCGCGTGGCCATCTTCTACCTCCCTTGCCCAACCGCAAGGGTGGAGACCGAGCAGTGCCCGCCGCGACCTTCCGCCCGGCGAGCAGACCGTCCGTCACACAGAGGCGCTTGAAGTGCGATCCAGCCGGTGTCCTCCGCGGCGCATCTGCGCTGCTCATCGGCGCAAACTGAACCAAAACGAGTGGAAGATCACCACGCGATATGATGCTGCCGTGACAGAGAGCAATCGGATTCGCCGGGGTACTCAATTTCCAATCGTAAAGGTTGTCCCGTAATGATCAAGTTGTGGTGGCGGGCAGGGGAATGCGCGGTCTTTGGTCGGTTGGCCGGTGTT